ATTATTTTGATATTAAGACAACGTTGTAATGGTCTTTGTATTACTTCTGTTACTACTAATCCATAATACTTGGATTCCTTTGCAGCTTCTTTATCCCATAGGATCCATAACTGCATCTTTTCTTCAGTGATCCATTTTTTAATATGGTCTGCTAAAGCATAACCATTGGATCTATTTAAAGCGTTAGCAATGTCTGTTTTAACTAATGCCCAAACTTCGTTAACGCTTTTAGTTGGTACATTTATTAGTTCGATCATGTTACTGACATATATGATATACCAAAATGAATTGAATCTGAACTACTAATTGTAGCTTTTATTGCATCAGAAGCCTCTAAAACTAAAGGTGATCCTGTAAATACTTCTCCTGATGTATTAGCAGCAAGAGTATGTGTTTTAAGTATTGTATACTCAGCACTAGCTGAATTATCTGCTACATCTAATGACAATGTTGGAGTATTACTTGTATTATTAGTAACTAATATAGACTTTATTATTATAGTCTCATCTGATCCTGCTGTTAATAAAGCAGTTTCGCTACCAGTTGCTAATGCAACGCCTTTAAATTTAAAACTATTTGCCATTTTAACTTAATGTTAAATTTGTATTTCTTCCAACTTCTAAATATTTAGAACCATTATAGCGAAATACAAATAGATCCCCTTTCGCTGCAGTTGTTGTTAATGTAGGAGCCTCATCATCTTTAAACTCATATACAGCATTCCAGGTTAATGTTCTTGAACCTGTACCATCCTGAATTATAAGTAATGAAACAAATTGTCCTGTAGTTCCATTAGATGCTGCTCCTAAAGTTCTGTTTCCTGCAAGTGTAACTTTTGCTACATCTGAAGTTGAAGCATCCCAAGATATTGTAGATCCATCTGTTAAAGTAGCTTCAGCATAACCTATCTTTGCAGTAGTAATTTGGTTATCTGCAACATGAGCTGTATCAATACTTCCATCTGTATAGTGTTCACTATTAATTGCATCATCAGCTATTTTAGCATTAGTAATTGCATCAGCTTGTATATCTGAAGTTGCAATAGAAGTAGATGAAGGTATAGAATTAATAAATGCCATAACTATCTTGCGTTACAAGGTACACCTTTGGAATTTACAAATGGTACTTCAGCCCAAGCCGCAAATAAATAGGTTTCTCCTGAAGTATTTGTACCACCATCGTTTGATCTTAATTTTATTCCATTTGATAAAAAGTCGATTTCATTATCGTTTGCTACTTCTGCACTTCCAGTATTAGTATAAACTTTTCTGTGCATTTGATTAAAGGTATCTTGCTTATTAGTATATAGTCTCCAATTCCTTGCTGAGGCTGAACCACCATCAATTGATTTTACCAAGAATACAGCTGGTCTAAATCCCAAATATATAAAATTTCCATCAGCATTATTATTCGCCACGTAAGTTCCAAATTTAGAATATCCTTGCTTTTCTGTCCATAAAAAAGCCGCCATAGGTCGAGTATTACCATTATTTCCAGTTTGATCTCCTAATGTAACAACAGAACTTGTAGGAGTGGTTGCGTTCCACCAAAGATTACTTGTACTTGTGGCTGCAGTTGTATTAAAGAAAAAGTTTTTAGTATTACCTAGTCTGTGATTATAACCATACCAATCAGAAGTATCACCTGACCTAATTTTTATAAGTATAAAGTGAGGCACAGCTGACAAGGAGTGTGAAAAAGTATTTCCAGCAGTTCCATTTCCAGTATAACCAACATAGTCGTAGCCTCCATCAGCATCTTCCTTCCAAGAAACAGATATGAGAGAATTGCCACTTCCACTTACTGTGTCGTGCGGACCAACTGTAAATCCATTTGAATTAAAGGAACTTAAAACATTGTCATCTGGAGTTCCTTCTGCATCATTTCCTTCGCCTGGAGCAAAAAATCTTAAAGTATCAGATCCAATGTCAAAATAAGTCATAAATGCGTGTGTTGTTGTTCTATTTTTTACCCATATTAATTGAGGTTTCATTGATGTATGGGTTTCATCGTAAACTATGTTATCAGAGCTTCCATCCCCACCAGAACCTGAGCCGCTATAAGCTTTAACTCTACAGTATAAACTTGCATCGTCTATTGTTGTATAAGCCATTATCCAAACTCCGCTAAATTTTTTGAACATAATGCATAGTAGCCTGTGGGAGGAGCATATTCAAATTTTCCATAGCCATTAGCATCTGCATTACCAGATGAAACTGTCCAGCCTGGACAACCACCAAAATTATATGCTGTTGTCATTGTTCTTGCATTACTATCACTACCACTAAAGAAAAATCGCAATCCTGTTGTGCTTGCCGCCACAGGAGCAGCTCCTGTACCTGATGATCCTGATGTTGGATCGCCTGAATTTAACCAAGAACCATTTTTAGAAAAATATACTTTGCCATTATCCATATCCAAAGCTACACCAATAATATCTCCGATTGTAGATGTTCCTAGGCTTGTAAATCCACTTGTAGAACCAGCCACATTAAAGTATTGATAATGCCAAGCGTAAAATATATTATTTGAACCAGAATCTTGATTTATCCTTGAAATTTCTGAAACATCCATAGTAATTCCTGTAATACATCTAGCACTTCCATCAGACGATGAAGACAGCTTCGTTTCTACATACCACTTGCCATTTGCAACTCCTATTGTTGATCCACCATTTACATAAGAGGCATCTGATCCAGCAACAGCTATGCAATTTCCTTCTGAAAATGTACTTTTTGATGTATTAGGCAAACTTGCTAAAGGATTTAATGTTGCAAAATTATTTGTAGGCGAATCACTTGCCTGATCTGCTGCGGCTAGATTTACTTCTGTTAAATCTGTTCCACCATTTGCATCGTTGCCCAAGTTACTACTATCTTTAAAATCTAAATAAAAACCATTCGTACCAAATGTTAATCCTGATACTTTTACTGGCTTCCAGATTTTTGGAGAATCTTCGTCAAATTCTCCAAATGAAGTTGGTGCTAAAGCCGAACCATCTATAAAAACTGTTTCTGCCGCATAACCATCGGCATCATCCCCATCATCAACACCAGCTCCTATTGACATTCTATAGCTACTTGTATTAATAGATATATCAACATTTTGATTACAATAAGTTTCAGTACCTAATGAAGTAACTTGTGAGCCATTAATATAAATTTTGGCTCTGTCTGTATTGGTGCTTTGTGTTGTGTCTATTGCAACGCAAATGTGCATCCAAGCAGCTGGATCACGATATTGTGCACTTGTAATTAATTGTAAAAGAGAACTTCCTTCGTAATATAAAACATTTAATTGTTGAGAACTATTATAATAAATTGCAAAATTAGGATCACCATCACTTTCCCCACTTGCAAATAAAACACTTGAACTAGCTAAATCACCTTGTTTCCACCAAGTTGAAAATGTAAATGTTCTTTGGTTTCCAGATGAACTCGGTGTTTTGTGCATATAAGCACCATCATCATCATTAAACCTACAAGAGTTGGCTACTTCGTAACCACCAGTTGATAAAGTGTTAGCTGGTAAAATAATCATTAATTCTCCAATATTGGAAATTCACCTAATGGTCTGGATGTAACTCCAGCATCATTAGTTGTGTAAGTATATAAAGTTTCCAAAGCTGGTGTATCTGCTGCATTTGTAATTGCTGTTTCCATTTCAGCAGCTTTAGTTCTTACTGCTGCTCTATAAGTAGTAATTGAATTTGGTACTGCTGTTCCAGCATCTGCTTTTCTAGTTATGTACCAATCTGTATTTTGTAATATTCCAGCAGCTTGTTTTTTAATTACTTTAATTAAATTATATTTTAATCCTCTAGTTTTTACATCACCTACATCTTTATTAGCTGGTATAATACCATCTGTTTTATCTTGTTCTGTATATAAAATATCAACATGAGCTTTAGGTGTAGCTGTTCCATAAGAACCTACAGCTTTATTGCTTTCTACTCCATAAGAAATATTAGTATTGATATACCATTGTTCATCTTTTTTATTAGTTGTATCTACTGTAACTTTAAAAATGCCAATTGCATTTCTTTGAGCTTCAGACCATAAAGTAAATATAGATCTTGGGTATTGATTACCTTCAATGGTAACACCTTTGTTACCACTATAAAATTTAGTTATTTGTTGATTTTCTATTAATGCAAACATATTACTCCTATGATAATGTTAAATTAAGATTTCTACCAACTTCAAGCCATTTAGCTCCATTATACCTAAAGTTAAACATATCTCCCTTTGAAGCAGTTGTTGTAGCTGTAGGTGCTTCATCACCTGCAAATTCAAATACTGCGTTCCATGCTATAGTTCTACTTCCTGTTCCATCTTGGATACAAACAATTGAAATAAATTGTCCAGTTGTTGGGTTAGTTGGTGCATCAAAGGTTACATTATTTGTTAATGTTACTTTAGCAACTGGAGATGCTCTAACATCCCAATCCTGCGTTGCATCAAATGTTAATGTATCTTCTTCTAAATATACACCACCTGTTATTTTTGTCAAATTATTAGCATCTGTTGATAATACTTTAGATGCTGCACTTGTTCCTAATGTTGCAAGGTCAAGATAATTTAATTCTGTAGCAGTTGCTGTTACACCATCTAGTTTATTTAATTCAGCTCCAGTAGATGTAACTGCTGTTCCACCATAATTAAGATTACCAGCTGCTATAACTACTTCACCTGTTCCTTTTGGTGTTAAGGTAATACCAATATTAGAATCACCACCTACAGCTCCTAAAACTGGATTATTACTTGTTGCTGCGTTAGTAACTTCTAAATGATTAACTGCTGAAGATGTTGTTTGAAATACAATTTGTTCATTTCCATTAGCATCTGCAATATAACCTGCGTCAGCAATCTTGGGTGTTGTTAATGTTGGTGAAGTTAAAGTTTTGTTAGTTAATGTATCTGTTGTTGCTTTACCAACCAATGTGTCTGTTGCTGCTGGTAAAGTTACTGTTACATCAGCTGTTGCTGCTGGACCAATTAATGTAACTGAATTTGTACCATTGTCAGTATCTTCTTTAAATAATATGGAACCAGCACTTGAGCTTGATCCACTTAATACTGGTGCTGTTAATGTTTTGTTTGTTAAAGTTTGTGTTCCAGTTAAAGTTACGTCTCCAACATTTTGTGGTGTAATTTTTGTAAATGAAACTGAATCAGATCCTAATGTAGCTGAAGTGTTAGTAGTACACATCCACATAGTATTGTCATTTGTAGAACCTTGATTAACTACTACAATCTGTCCTGATATTTCTGCTATTGCATCATACTCAGTTGATCTACTAGCAGTACCTGAACTAACTACTGTATAAATACCATTTTGACTATCAGTAGATTGGTTTTTAACTAAAACTTCATCACCTGTAGCAAGTGTAACTCCATCAATTGTATCTCCATTTTGAAGATCTGCTGATAAATCTACATTAGCTGTAGTTGCTGCTTCAACAACTATTCTAGTTCTAAGTCCAGCAACAGCATCATTAACATAAGATGTAGTTGCTTTAGCGTCTAATTGTGTTTGAATAGCTGAACTAACGCCATCTAAATATCCTAATTCTGTATCTGTTACTGCTGATGATGTAAGTTGTTTTGAACCATTTGTAGTTAAAGCTCTACTAGCAGTTAAACCAGAAACGATTACATCATTATTAAATGTAGCTTTTCCAGCTTCACTCATATCTAATGTTAATGCAGTAATTGCGCTTCCACCATCATTACCTTTAATGATTACATCTTTATCTGATGTTGTAGACTTAATAACTAAATCTGTTGATGAGTTAGTAACTTCTCCAAATTGAGTTCCCCCATCATAAAATTTTATATCTCCACCATCTGCGTCTAGGTGAATATCACCAGGAGCATCTAGTGTAACATCTGTAGCTCCATTTGAAACTATATCTAATGTAGTTGTGCCACCATCTTTAATAGTAACATTTGCACCATCAGCATCTAAAATAATATCTCCTGAAACATCTAATGTGTAATCTCCAGTAATTGATGGAGTTTCAGGCATAGATGTATTTGTTGCACTAATAGCTCCAATGTGTACTGAAGTTATAGCTTCATCTGAAAGAGATCCTGAATCCCAAGCAACTGTAACTGTTGTATTAGTTGAAAAAGCAACAGCTGTAATTGATCCATAAATTGTACCTGGTGTAGAGGCTACTACTTTAACTCTACGTCCAACATGGTAAACAGAAGTTACATTAACTCCTGCTATTGTAAAACTTGTAGAAGATGCGTAAGCTGGTGTGTATGTTCCTGCTCCATCTCCATATTCAATCCATTCAACAGAATTATAAAACTGTCTAATATCTGCCATTAAATCTCTAAAGGCATTATTGATATTAGAAGGTAACATTCCCTCTGCAACAGATACTGAACCTGTTGAAGTAGCTGAATTGTTTCCTGCTGTTGTATCGTATTTTCCTATATAACTTCCTGCCATAAATCTCCCTAATTCATAAACCAACTGTAAGCTTTATCGCTTTCAGTATTATTTTTATTAATTAATTCATTAACACTAGCTTCCAATTGTCTTTGGAAGTATTCTTGTGTTTCCATTGAATATCTTACATTATCTATATTAACTTTATCTGACATTATCTTACTCCTGCTCTTGATGCTACAAGGTCTATTCCTTGTGCGTGAGTAAATGTAGTACCTGATGGTACTTTTACATTTGCTCTTATATATCTTCCAGATTTTCTAACTGGATTAATTCCACTATCTCTCATAGAAACTGAACTTGTTTCAGATTCTGTATCTGCTAATCGTTCTCTAGCTTTTACTGTTAATGTTGCTGTTGCATCTACAATAGGTCTAACACCTGTTATATTAGCTCTCATTCCAGGAAAAGGTTCTATTTCTGCTGTTTCTACTTCGCATTCATTATCTGTTCCTGAAAAAATTGCAGCTTTGTAATCACTATCAATTCCACCAAGTAGAACTTGTCCACCTGACCAGAAATCTGTATCTAATGCAGCATTAATATTTTCTAAGTTTTGAGATAAAATATCCATTAATTCTACAGTATAAGCTCCAACAAACTGTGAGAATATTGTACTTGCACTAGCATTTGCTAAAGACCATTTCTTAGTAGCATAATTATAAATAATTATTTTATCGCAGATACCTGTTGTATTAGCTGCGTTTGATGTACTTGGAAATAACCACATAGCTAACTGATTAAATGGATCTACTGCTGCACAAATTCTATCTGAATATGCTTTGTTTAAATTAAGATCAAAATATCTATTAACTTTTTCTACACCAATAGGTAAAATTTGATCACCATTTATTTGATAGAAACCATCATCTGCATAGAAAAAAATTTGTCTATTATCCTGACAAACTGTTCTTCCAAATACTGCTCCTCTGTTTGGAGATATAACTGATAATCTAAATACTGTAGCTCCACCAACATAGTCCATACGAATTATTTGGTTTTGTCTAAATACATATCCAACCTCACCAGAGGTTATTGCAACTACCTGTCCACCAGATCCTGGAAGATCTTGTGAATCAGATTGTTTACCTGACCATACAGTAATATCATTAATGCCTGACCATTGAATTCTGTTTGTTGCGTTTGTAATATTTCCTACAACTAAGAAGTCTCTAACTACTCCTGAAACTCTAAATACTGGTGCTGTACCTGCAGTTTGAATTGCTGTAAGATTAGCAAAGTTTGTAGATGTTCCCATTAAATAGTATTGAGCTGCATCTACTCCATTACTTGCTATTACATATTCACCAAACTGAGTGAATGTCCAAAAGTCATCATGATCTCCAGTTAAACTTGCTTTACGTGATGTAAAAGCTCCTGAAGTTAACTGATAAATATTTGTTCTTGTAGCTACAAAGTTATAAACTGTATTAGAGTTATCTCTAAATGAACCTGCACCTTTAGAATCTGTGCTTGTAGTATTTGAACTATAAGCTACTAAAGATGGAAATCTTTTATAAGTATTTGCTGCATGATAAACATTAGTAGCTACATTAGCTCCTTGTTTTCCATGGTCAGGTTGATCAGGTAGCCATTCTCCAAAAGGTACTTGCATTATCTAGTCCTATAAAATGATAAGTCGGTTTGAACATCTGTTCTTTGTGTAACAGGTGCACCACCATATGAATCTTGTTTGTCGTTTTGCTCACATCTTTCCATAGATGTTGCATACATTTGTAACCAATTCTGTACTTGTTGTGGATCTATTCCACCTAAAAAGTTAGCTGCATGAAAAAGGGATCCATACAGATATACTGCAGGATGATTTGCGAGCATCCAATTGGATGTGTTAGATGCACTAAGAGCTGATATAGCTTTGTAATATGATAGATAACCAGTATAGCTAGTATCAGGGGAAGGACCAAATCTAAAAGTTTCTGTTTCATTATCACTCTCTATTGTGTAAGCTCTAGGCTTTCCAGTTCTAGAACCTCCTCTTGTTTCAAACATATTAGCTGGTGTGATATATTCTAAAGGATATTTTACTGAGCTAGATAAAATATAAAATGATCTAACTGCAATAAATCCTGTTGGTACTGTTTCTGTTTCTGAATCTATTGTAATAGTATCTATTTGCTCCATAGCTCTGATCCTTAACTTTGCGTTAAAGTCAGCTTCTGTAAGTTTTATAAAATCGTCAGCAATTTCATCAGTTAAATCTGATCTATTTAACCAATTAGCTACTGCTGTTTTTAATTCTGCATATGTTGATAATGCCATTATAATGATCCTTCTGATGTTCTAAAATATCTAAACTCATTACTATTAAGTTTAGTTCTCATAATTTTTCTTTGAATTTCTTTTGGTAATCCCCACCAATTATTAGTTCCATTATATTCTTTTGACCATATTTGAAGAATAATAGGTGGTACACTAGCAACCCTTCTCATATCTCTTGATGCTGTATAACCATCATTTAATGTATAAAGTCTTTTATTCCTTTTCATTAAAGGATTGAGATCTTGCTGATTATTAATAGTTAATTTGCCATCAGACTCTTGTATATACTTAGTCTTAGTAGCATCAGCATTCCATTCGGTTGCTCTTACCTTACCCATTATTCAGTCAATTCTGTAGCGTATAGTTCTCCATCAGAACCACCAATTCTTAATACTGCAATTTTTTCTCCAGCTGAAACTTTAATAACTTCAACTTCTCCTGCAGGTAAATAAGTAGTACTTGTAGTTGCTGTTGGTGATACTGCTATATGTATATGACAAGCAATAGTGCCTACAACTCTTAT